ATTACGATCACATGACCTTTTCGGTCGCTTTTCAATACACCTGAAGTGTATTCGTTTGCGTCAGCAACCTGAAGACCTTCACCAAGACCAAGCGCAACGATTGTTCCGTCAGCGTTTTCAACCAAACAAACACATTCGTTTTGTGCAAGTAAGTGAATTTCTTGACGCAATTCTTTTGAATCACTTGCAAGGATCATTGACAATTCGTGTTCATACCACAACGTCCCGTTGTTTTTGTCAACACGAACTGGTGCTGTATAGCTTGATAAATTTGACTTCAATTTGTAAAGGAATGTTTCACCAGTTACCGTCAATGAAGTTAATTCGTTTGTTCCAGAAACAACCGCACCTGAAGTTGCACCCAAAGGAAACAACAACACCGATTTGATTCCGCCTTTTCCATTGGTACAAGTTCTATCATTGTACCCGGTAGTCATTAAACAAGACATCGTTTTTTATTTTTTTAAGTTTAACAAAGGCGCGCCGAAACGCGCCGTTAATTTTGTTTTGATTATAGACCTTCGTATGTTCCCACTTGGTTCAAGAATGGTACTTGAACACCAGCGCGGAATTTAGAACGTAAATAAATCACATCGTCATCGAAAGAATACCATAAATCGTAAGATTCGAAGTCACTTGAAAGGTCAGTTCCGAAGAAGAAGTGCGAAGCACGACCAGTGTATATCTTTGTCGTTCCGTTCAATCCGTTAACTTTAACAACTCGCATGTTTGTTCCCGGTAAAAGCAATTCATTCATTGTTGCGAATTGTCCCGGATTGTAGTTGTAAAGATTAAGGTCAACCAAGTTCTTCAATAAGTAGTTGAAATTCTCACGACCAGTGAAGCAAATGAAATCTTGTCCTTCAGCGATGTTCGAAGGTGTGTTTGTGAACGCTTCGTAAAAAATGTCATAAGCGTTGGTTGCGTCAATTGACGTCGCACCTGAAGTGTTCAAGTCAACACAACCGTTTGCAACAGTCAAGAATTGATTGAATCCATTCATGAACGCCAAGTTCCCTGAACCAGTCGCTTTGTTACCTTGCCAGATTAATTTTTCTAATTCGAACGCGTGTAATTCTAATAAGTAGTTGATTAAAATTTGCTCGAATGGTAAGGTCTTGTCTTCAGCCATTGCACCCGGACGAAGCGCTAATTGTGTCCAGAATCCAGCAAGGTCTTTTTGACAAAATCTTTTTAAGTAACCAATTGTTTCAACGGAAATCGCACGGTCAGTGAAGATTGTATCACCTGAAGGTGACATTGAACAATCACCAGTTTGGTAAACGATTGAATCATTGAGCAATTTTAATTCTTCGCTACCTTTGATTCCTTGTTGAATCGCAATATAGCTTAATGTTTGTGCTTCAGTTACCGAACGGTGAATAAGGTCTTCACGTTGTTCGTCAACATACGGTGACAATCCAGCCACATCATAATCGAAATTCGATTTTACATACTTTTTAATGGACATTTTTATAGGTTTTTATAGTTTTTCAAAAATTGTTGTTTGGCTGTCAAGTTGCCAGCTCGCGAAAATTTTTCGCTTTCTTTTGTTTCGTTCGACGGCATTGCCTTGAAGCTTTCGAAGTCAGCTTTCAAAGACGCAATTTCACTTCGAAGTGACGCGTTGTCATCGGAAATACTTTTCAAGCTTTCAACAACCGCTTCGAAAGTAGTTGTCAAGGTTGAAAGTTTTCCATTGATTATTCCTTCAATCGCTTCAGCGGACATTGATTCTTCGACCGCTTCAGTTTCTTCGCTTGAAGTCATTTCGTTTATCTTGGTGATCACGCTTGCGACGTCGTAAGCTTTGTCCATTTCAAGACCAAGTTCTGACGCGATTATTTCGGTAACACCTTCTAATACTTCAGGCAAAATTTCAGCGGATACCGCTTCAAATTCCGCGCTTGTTTCTTCGGTTGTTACTTCTTCATTTCCACGTTCGTCAGTAACTTCGGAAATAAATCCGTCAGCGTCAACGGTGATTGTTACACCAGTGTAATCGCCACCAAGTGCATGTGTTCCTTCTGGTGCTGGAATTCGACCTTCGTCGGTCACGATGAAAACTTGTTGACCAACTTCAAGTGAATCAAATTCAATGGTCGTTTCACCGTCTAATAAAGTTGCGGTTTCGAACGTTTGTTCGGTTGCCGTTTCGAACATTGACTTGATTTTACCAAGTTCGTTCATTACTTTTTCGTAAGCGTTCATGTTGTGTTTTTTATATTATGTAATCTTGTTCGAGAATTTATATTTCACCAAGTTCTTTTAACTTTGCTTCGGACCAACGAAGTCCAGCTTTTCCACCCCACAACAAGAATGAAATTGTTCCACAAGCGGACGTGTCGCTTTCGTCATAATAAGCTTCGGCGCGTGATAAATACGAATACATTCTTTTTATGATTGCCACCGATACGGTGTCACGATTCGCCAACGTGGTCGCGCGTAAACGACCAACCCTTGTGGCGCATTTGTTCCCGTGCTTTTCATTCAATTCAATTCCGCGTTTCGCGTTATTCGATACCGCTTCAGGATAGTCATTGAACATTCGGATTCGTTCAATGTTGCGTCGCCACAATTGAACCTCTTTCAAGATTGCTTCGAATTCGGATTCCTTGGTCTTGTCAGTTTCAAGCAACATGAAAACACCTTCAATACTAAATCCATTGAATTCACCGTTCTTTGCTTTTTCAAACAACGCTTTGTCGGTCACCTTATAAGACACCAACCATGAACCGTCGTTCGCGTCCTTGAATCTTTCCGGTGCAGTGAATCCACGTTCGTTGTCAATCTGGTAACTCATAATCATGAAGACACCGTCAACGACCTTATGTGGATTGTGGTCAAGATTCACGTTGTTGAAATTGTTTCGACGCGCGTAATCAAGCACGATGTCGCGAATGGCGTTCTTCGTGAACACGACATAGTATTCTTCTTTTGATTGTTCGTCGTATCGGTATATCGGTGTGTCCGCTGAAATGGCGATTCCGGTGATCACTTGTTGTTCTTCGTTGAATTCGTACTTTATTTTTTTTCCGAACATTTCGAAGTTCTTTTCGTGCGCTGGAAATTCAACCAAGGAATTGAATGAAACGGTTGTGACTGTTGGTGACAAGGTCGCGACCATTGACAACATTCCATGTCCGCAATTGAACAACATTCGTGGCGCGGACGTGACGAATAAAATGTTGACCTTTGCGCGTGAACGTGGTGGTGAATTCATATACATGAACGACGACTTTTACATAACGCCAAAACTTCGCGCCGACATTCCAATTCATATTGGTGAATTTGAATTGAATCCACGACATCCGTCACACTACCGTGAAGCAATGTTCAACACCATTGAATTCTTGAAATACTACAATCGACCTTTGTGGAATTTCGAAACACATTCACCAGTGTTGATTGATTCGGACAAGTTGCTTGAAATCTTTGAATTGATTGAATGGAAAAGATACAACCATTTCATCAAGTCAATTTACCTGAACATGAACCTACCGGAATATATTCGCAAAGGTGACAACGTCAAGCTTGCAAAAGACAACATTCCAAAAGCTGAAGAATTGCTTCGAAAATACGGTTGCTTTTCAACGTCCGATTCATTCCTAACAACGCGCGGTCGTTCGTGGATCAAAAACTTGTTTTGGATTCCTGAAGCTTGACTTTATTTTGCGTCGCTGAAATGTCGCTTTCAAGGACAAACACTTGTGACGACGGAATGTTGCTTGTCGTTGCACCTTGTTCACCAAGCAATCCAGCCGTTGACGTTCCAGTGTTCGACGACGTGAATGAACTTGCGCTTGCACCAGCCATTGAACCACCGCCACCACCACTTGAAAAATTAGGCGCGCTTGGTGCTGAACCAGCTTTGTATTGTTGATTTGCTATTGCAAGCGCTTGCGTCACACCGATGACACCAGCCGACGCGATTCCAGCAATACCAGCCGGTGACGGTGGTGGTCCGAATTGTGCAATTGCTTTCACGATTGCCGACGCGGTGTCGATTGCTACTTGACCAAGCTTGATTGCTTTGTCACGCATGAACTGTTGTTTCTTTATTTTTTCTTCGGCTTCGTAAGCTTGCACCTGAACAGCGTATTTTTGTTTCGCGAACTTTTCTTCAATGTCGGTCTTTTGTTGCGCGGTCAATCCTTCAGCGTTCAATTCCGCTTGCATTTTCGCGTCAAGGTTCGCAAGGTCTTCTTCGCGTCGTCCTTCAATCTTGTTCAATCGCGCTTGGTCGATTTCATCCATTCTTTTGTTCCAGCGCAATCAACGCGTTGTCGTGTTCTTCTTTTGTGATTCGTTCGTTTTCATCCGTTGAATTCAAACGTCTTTCAAGTTCTTTTTTCGCGTCTTCGGTTGTCTGGTTCAAATCAAACAACGCCTTTTCTTCATCCGATAAAAGAATGTCGTTCAAGAATTTTTGTCGGTCACGTCGCTTTGTTTCGCGATCCGCTTGCGCTTTCAATTCCGCGTCCGCGTATTTCTTTCGAACTTCAGCTTTTTTCGTTTCTTCTTCAGCGGTTAATTGTGCGACCAGTTGTGCGCCTTCTTCACCAAGTTGTTTTGCTTGTTCACGTTTTTGGAAATACTCATCTTGAATGTCGTCAAGTTCATTTTGCATTGCGGATTGTTTCGAACGTCGAATTGCTTCGTCACGCGCTTCTTCTTCAGCAATCATTTGAAGATTGTGTTTTCTTAAATCTTCAGCGCTTTTCGCGTTCGCTTTTTCTTCAGCTTGTTGAATCTTTTCATTG